CCCGAACAGCGAAGGCTCCAAGCTCCAGTACAAGGCCCGGTATGGCAACTACATCAACGGTGAGTTCGTCCCGCCGGCGCGCGGGATGTACTTCGAGAACATCTCGCCGGTGACGGGTCGTTAGACCTCCGCAGGGCCCTTACCGGCCAAAGCCCCGAATTCTCCAACATTCGGGCCCTGCGGGGGGTGTTTCAGACTTCCCTTGAGTTCCTGGTAGTTCCCCTGACATCCCGCCGATCTGGCAACGGATCTGGCAACGGATCTGGCAACGATCGCCCATCAGATGGCGCAAGGTCGGCTCACGGCTGCGGGACCTCGAAGTGCATCCCGAGGAAGGTCACCCCACCCTTGGCGACCAGCGCCATGCAAGCCAGTCCCTCCGCGCACCGGTTGAACACCTCGGCACTCGCGCCCTTCTTCTTGGACCTGAACTGAAGGATGTCGCCGCGCTCGCTGACCGCAGCTCCACACACCTGAGCGCGCTCGAGGAGGTACTCGACGGGCCGGTCCTTGAGCCGGTCGATCCACATGGGGACCGCGGCTTGGAGGGCGATGGAGAGGAGGGACTTGGTGGGGTCGTCGATGCCGTCGGAGTAGGTGGTCACCTCGGGCTCTACGCCGGCCCTCCAGTCGGACCCATGGCCCCTCCGCACGGTCACCCAGAAAAAAAGACTTCGTCAACCACCGGTAACGCCTTTGATGGTGCACCCTGTCCGGGTGACGCTCAAAAACCGGCTGAACGAACTCGCAGACCACTTCCGCCAGCGCCAGTTGCTGGGCGAGCAGATTGCAGCTCGCGTCGACAAGAGAGCCCAGGACAAGGAAGCCCTCGAGGCCTACCTGCGGGCGTTCCAGGATGCTGACTCCTGGAACGCCCGCACACTCCAGGGGCGGCGTGACCGCCGCCCCGAAGTCATCCAGAAGGAGCCGATCGGCTTCAAGATGCAGCAACAGTCGGAGTGACGGTAGCACCCGGGGTGCCCAACCCCAAGACCGCCGGATGCCCTCGATGCAGGATGGACCTGATCCGCTTCCTCAAGGACGTGAAGCTCCCGCGTTTCTCCTTCAAGGTCGGCGAGACCTGGGAGCTGCCTCAGAGCAGGTACCAGCCCGACCGCAGTGCTGAGCTTGGAGGAGGTCAGGTCCCAGCTGGGTCGTTCGTGATCGAGGTCGAGGACCACACGAGAGCTTGCGGCTGTCCATGCTGACCGAGTGACCGATCGGTCTCGCTGATCTGTTGGTCGGTAGGGCGTTGGTATGGCCACCGCTACCTTCACCGTCCAAGCCCGTGTCGGCGACTCCATCGAGATCAACCCCCCCGAGACCAAGGGAGCCCCGCTCACCCTGGTGATAGTCTGGGCCGACGGTCGCACCGAGATCCGCCCCACCGACATCCACTGTCGGTGGGCGGGGTGGTCTGGAGAGCCTGTCCGGTCCATCGACGTCGTCTTCGTGTCGACCAACGTGTGCGTCCACTACAAGACGCCAGAGCCAGGACCCCAGACTGAGGCGGAGTATCAGGCGCTGGTGGAGGAGGTACGGGGTGCCCTTGCACGAGGCGAGACCACCCAGCTGGGTGCCGGTAGGGCGTGACATGATTGCCGAACCCGAAGACCTCGAGCCCCAGGACCTCAGCCCAGCCGATCGCCTCCACGACCTGGCCGCCGATCTGATCCGTGTGGTGCGGCGACTCGAGGAGATGGCGGACTACCTCGAGCTGGTTGAGGTGGCGGAGACCGGGAGCACTCCCAAGGGGTGAACTCCTCGGCCTCAAGGGCCGCTCCATCGGACGCAAGAAGGCCCGGGGCCGTCACCAGCTCCCGGGCCGAGGTCATGTTGCTGGCTCAGCCGACGAGACTTCGGGCGCGGACCTCCGACACGTTGGCCACTCTGAAGGGCGAGACGTACCGGTGGTGCGGATGGTGGGGGTGATCGACGGCCATGAACTCTTCCTGGAGTTCCTTGCAGGGCTGTACGGGAAGGTACTGCCGCGGGCCGTTCAAGGCAGGAACACCCGCGAGATGCTTGCGTCCCTCGTCGTCATAGACGTGCGGGATCAGCTTCATCCACCCTTCACCAGCCGGGTACCAAGCCCCGTAGGAGACGAACTCCGTGGCGGTCAACAAGCCTTCCCGCCGGCAGTGAGCGGTGACATCGGCGCTCAGGCGCACACGGTATTCTTCAGGATCCGGAAGAGGGGGGTTGATGAACTGGGGGATGGCTTGGACAGCCACGGCCAGCGCTTCGTCGATCTTCTCTTGGAGAGTCATGTCGTTCCTTCCCAGGTGCAGGCGGCACTGCTGGCCGCCAGGCGAACCGAGGCTCGCAACCGCGAGTCTTGATCGTCCCCGAAAGAAAGTCATGAACAATCGCGCAGCACTGCGCACCTGAACGGGTCAGGGCTTGAATTCTCCTGCTTCGAGCGCGGCGACGATCTCCTCGAAGGTACAGCAGGCATCCAGCTTCGTGATCACCCATCGGGCCTGGGCAATCGTGTGCTCGGGCCAGAAGGCAACCCGGCCGCGTCTCCCGCCAAAATGAACGACCTTCTCCGGAAGGACGCCCAGACGACCCCAACGCAGGATGGTCGGCTCGGATACCCCCGTCGCTTCTGCGACTTCTCTGGTCGTCAGGCCCTTCGGGTTCTCGGACACCGCGACCGAGTGTAGCCGGCGCGGGTCTGGCCGTGGGCGCTTCCAATTTGCTAATCGGAGTGCAAGATTTTAACTTAAGGAACAATTTACGATGACTGAAGAAGGCCAGATCCCCCCGCCTCCCTCCTTCGCCACCGACACGGACCTGGACCCATCGAGCGAAGTCGACGTCGACCTGGGCGACGAGGAGGACCAGTTCGACTTGCCGCTCCCCAACGACGGCGCGGGCGCGGAGCAGGTGTTGTGCCGCGACAACCTGCCCAAGGGGGTCGAGTGTGTCGGAGACTATCCAACCGTCGCCCTCTATCTCAGGGCCCAGCTCGAGGATCAGGTCTCGGACGCATGCCAGTGGGTCCTCGACTGCCTCGACTGGTCCGCCGTCCAGCGCCGATGGGAGAGCGACGGGTTCAAACTCTTCGCAGAGAGCGGGAGGGTCTATCAGATCGAGCCCCAGCGAACCGCGCCCGATCGACCCGGCCCTTGGATGCCGACCCGGGGAGCGTAGAGGACGGTCATGCCCAAGGTCGCCAAGATCTCCATCACCTACCATTTGCCCGTCCCCGTTGGTCATCCTCGTCACGGAGGGAGCATCAACGGCGTCCCTCTTTGGTGCGGCAAGTCCTGGGCCCACGACACGCCCGTCACCTACTGCCCCGAGCGGGTGACCTGTAAGCGCTGCAAGAAGCTGGACGACCAGTACAGGGAAGACCTGGACCACAAGCGCACACAACAGAAGCTGGAGTCCCTGAAGCAGATCGAGATGGCAGCCGAGTAGAACAAGGGGAAGGTCGGCGAGGGCGGCAAGGGGCTCGGGGAGTAATCTCCGGGCCCTTTCCTTTATATTGGTAGGGCTCTGCATGCCCCCTGAATCCGAAGTCCTCCGAGAATCCGAAGTCCTCCGCGCCCTCGACAACCTCCGCGAGTTGCTCCTGGATCCTCCGACCAGCGTTAAGGTGAGAAAGGAGAAGTTGATGCAGGTTTACCGGACCTTGCGCCGGCTGAAGCCTGATCACTCGCTGCAGCCCGAAGCACCCCAGCCAGACCTGCCAAAAGCCGACCCTGGGGACGACCTGGACATCCCCTTCCTGGACCACGGGTAGGGAAAAACATGATCGGAACACCCGGCATTCCCCCTACACCTGATGAGATTGGCCAGATCGTCGCCATCCTGAAAGAGCGCAGAAGGAAGAGCGAGCCGTTGATCCGCGGGGTCGACCCCATCAGCATCTGGTCGGACGAAAGGATGCTCCGCTGGTTGAACTTGGCGGACATGGGGCGGGATCCAGCCGAAGAACCGGCGGCACCGGTCCGACAAAAGGCCCCATCCTGGCCGAAACCGTTCTGGGTGAAATAGAATAGCGGGCTCGATATCTGGGTGATATGCTGGAGATTGGTATATGGACCACGTCATCCATTTCGCAGTGAGCGCTGGGGTCGCCGGTGTCATGGCCTGGGCCTGGCTTCGGTTCTGCACCCACCACGGGATCTGAATCTCTATGAACACCAGCCATCTTGAGCTCTGGTTTGCCATCGGCGTCGTGGTCACGGTCTGCATCGTGGGCGTGTTGTGGTGGCTCTGGAAGCGCTTTCGTCGCCGTAGGCCAGCACCCCAGAAGGAAGACCCGAAGTGAGCAACGGGGATATCCAAGAAGCCATCGAGGCGGCCAAGGGCAAATCGTCCGTGCTCTTGCCTCCGACCGTGGAAGCCCTGCCCGAAGAGCAAGCCTGGAAGATGCTCGCCACAGAGGGGGGCTTTCTCTTCCTCGCTGTGGTCCTGTTGTGGCGACAAGTGCGGGCAATTCTCGAGGAGGCCAGGGCCCAGAACCGGCACTTGATCGAGGCCCAAGCAGCAGCCATCGCCAAGCTGGGTGAGACGATGATCCGGGTGGAGGGCGCCATCCAGATCAGCGACAAAAACAACCTGAATGCAATCGGCCGTCTCAGCGACACCGTGAGCCAGACCATCGCTCGCCTCGACAAGCATGAGCTCAAGCTCGACGCGCACCACGACAGCCTCCTCCATCACAGCAATCGCCTGAGCTTGCTCGAGAGCCGCCGAACTCCAGCATCAACCCCGGTCCCCAAGACCTGACATGGAACACCTCACCACCGCAGCAGTCGAGCACGTCCCCTGCTGGGCGCCGGTAGAGGAATGGGATGGCACTCGATCCAGACAAAGGACGCACAATCGTGGAGCAGCAAAAGCGGGGACTGGCCAGACTCCAAGCGGCGGTACAAGAGGCCCCGGGAGTCTATCCCCGGGCGCACGAGGTCCCGGCGATTCGGGCTCGGAGGGTCCGGCTCTGCCGGGCTATTCATCCCGAGGACACCTACGAGAGCATCGCAGCGAGGCACCCAGAGCTGGGAGACGCGATCCAGATCGCTCGGCAGTTGTCAGTGCTCAAGCGGACTCAGCTGGCGAACACATTCCCTCCGAAAAAGACCATCTCCTGCTTCCGGCTCGCGCAAGCCTACCTCGCCAGGCTCCCCAGCGGCTATCGCCTGCCGAACGACGACTGATCAGCGAGGCCTACGTGCTGATCCCCCAGGCGATCCGCAACGTCCTCCCCCTGCTTCACGCCAGCGGTCTGGACTTCGAGGATGCACACCATCACCTGACCATCATCTTCGCCAAGCGCCTGCAGGGGGATCACCCCTACGATGCCGACCGCGGGGCTCAGCTGAGGACATACCTCTTCATGTTGGCCCGGAGCGTGCTGATCAACCTGACGAAGAAGGCCAAGCGGCGGTCAAAGGGCCTGGGCCGGATCGAAGAGGATCAGCGGGAACGGGTCGCCGACCTGACGACCTTGATCGAGCGCGAGGGGCCCGAGATCATCCCGGACATGTTCCCCTCGGCGGTATGACAAAGGGGCGCTCTGCCCCGGTTTCCTTTTAACAACATGAGCCGCCGCCAAAAGAAAGCTCCGAAGGCTCTATGCCCGGGAGTTCCGCCATCCCCACCGGCTCCGTTGTCGTTGTCGGGGCGGCCTTGTAATGATCCCCTGACCCTCGTGGTGGAGCGCCTAAAGCCCTCGTACAGGCTTTTCGCCGATGCCGTCCTCCGTGGGGAATCAGGCACGACGGCTGCCGAGAAGGCAGGATTCGCACCAGCCACGGCCCGTTGTCAGGCAGTCCGCCTCTTCAGGCGCCCTGATATCCGCCAATACATCCACCTAATGCAGCAAGAGGCATGGAGGGCATCACGGGTATCCCTGGCGACCCTCATCGACCGGCTCAACGCCATCTCCTGCGACCCCTCGGTCCCGGCAAAACGTCAAGATGCCGCCCTGGCACAGCTGGCCAAGATCCTCACCCTGACAGGTACTCCAGGACCTCAACGTCAAGGGCCACAGGCTCAGGGGCTCACGGGCGAAGTTGTCGAGACGATCGAGACCCAGCTGCTGGGGATCCGGCCGGAGCCCCCGTGACCACCCCCGCCTTCTTGCCGTACCAGGCCCGGTTCTACAGCGACCGAGCCCAGGTGAGGGTCTGCGAGAAGTCCCGCCGAGTAGGGATCACATGGGCAGAGGCAGGGAGGCAGGTCCTCCTTGCCAGCCGATCGAAGAGCCACGGCGGCATGGACTGCAGTTATATCAGCACGTCCCATCGCCTGGGTCGGAAGTACATCTCCACCTGTGCGACCTGGGCTGAGTCCCTGGGCATGGCAGCAACGGCCCTTGGCTCGCAGATGATCGAGCGCAATGGGGTCCTCGCCCATGAGATTCAGTTCGCCAGCGGGTTCAAGGTCCAGGCTTTGACTTCCAACCCGGAGTCGATGAGAGGCGAGGGCGGCGACGTCATCATCGATGAGGCTGCCCACCATCAGGACCTCCAGGAGCTCCTCAAAGCGGCGAGGGCGGTCGGCGACTGGGGCGGCCGCCTGACCTTGATCAGCACCCACAACGGCGCCACCAACCCCTTCGCCCTTCTGTGCGAAGAGGTCCGGTCAGGGCAGCGAAGTGGGTCCCTGCACAAGGTGACGATCCACGATGCCCTTGCCGATGGCCTGTATCGTCGGCGCTGCCTGGTCAACGGGCAGCCCTACACCAAGGAAGCAGAGGGGCTCTGGCTGCAGGAGGCCCTTGCAAGTTGGGGCAGTGAAGAGGAGTACGAGGTTGTCCCGAGCCAACAGGGCAGCACGTACATCCGCAGGGACCTGATCGAGCAATGCAGTGCTCCCCGCCCCATCAGGCGGCTCATCCTCGACAAGGACCACATCCACAAGCCGGAGTCGGAGCGCACGGCCCATATCCAGGCATGGTGTCAGCTCCACCTGGATCACCTGCTCAAGGCCCTCCCCGGCGATCGGGTGACCACCGTCGGCGTGGACTTCGCCAGGAGCGGCACCGGCGACCTTTCCGTGATGGCGTTGATGACCGAGCAGAGGAACCTCAGCAAGGACTGCCCCTTCCTCGTCGAGCTCCGCGGCGTCCCCTACGAAGAGCAATGGCAGATCCTGCGGACGATCTGCGACCGGATCCCCAAATGGGGTGGTGTCGCCCTGGACAGTGGCTTGAACGGCGGCTGGTTGGCAGAGAAGGCCCTGGCCCACTACGGGGAGAGCCAGGTCGATGCCGTCCAGATCACCAATCACTGGTACGGCTCCACCCTCCCGCGCTTCCGGGCGGCATTCGAGGAGCACATGATCACGGTCCCCGCGGACATCGACGTCCGCGATGACATCGCCATGATCGAAGTTTCGGGTGGGATCCCGAAGATGCGCAAGGAACGGGGGAGCGACTCCAAGGACAAGAAGCCGAGGCACGGAGATTCGGCCATCGCCCTGGCGCTGGCCTTTGCTCGGCATGCAAACGCCCCCGTGGATTTCAGCTTCCGCCGAGTTCCGAAATGGGAGGACAATCCTTCCAAGGACGGCGCAAGAGAGCGTCCGCGCCCCGCCCGCAAGCATACTTGGTGACGCGGGTATCACTGGGGAATGGCCGCCCCCCTGAAAGATGCCAAGGGTCGCAAGGTTGACCCGAAGAAGCTCCCTGAGGAGCTCGCACGTCCAGGGAGCAAGGGTCCGCGCCCTTGGAAATACGGCACAGTCGCCACCAACCTGACGCCCTCAAAGCTCTCTGGAATCCTCAAAAAGGCTGACGAAGGGGATTGCACGGAGCTGCTGACCCTCGCTGCCGAGATCGAGCGCAGGGACAGCCACATCGGAGCCCAGCTGCGAACCAGGAGACTGGCCCTTGCTGGTCTCCCGTGGGTCGTGGAGGCTCCGACCGATAAAAAGCCGGACAAGAAGATCACCGACGAGCTCCAAGCTATCGTCCGGCGGCACACATTCTCCACTCTGGTCTTTGATCTGGGCGACGCGATCTTCAAGCCCTATTCGGTCTGTGAGGTCATCTGGCGACCCGGCGAGCAGTGGACCCCGCAACGGTTCGTTTGGCGAGACCCGAGGAGTTTCGCTATTGATCCCGAGGATGGCCAAACCCTCCTCCTGAAGACAGAGAAGAATCCAAAGGGGGAGGAACTCCCCGCTTGGAAATACATCACGCATGCCCCTCGCATGTTCTCGGGCCCCCTGACGACCTCTGGTCTCGTGCGCCCTTGCAGCGTCATGCACTCGCTCAAGACCCTCGGCTTGCAAGCTTGGGTCTCCTATATGGAATTGTTCGGCATCCCCTGGCGGATCGGCAAGTACCCAAATGGGGCCTCCGAAGAGGTCCAAGATTCCCTTGTCGATGCCGTCCAAGCCATCGGTATGGACGGGTCCGCCGTGATGCCAGAGGGGATGAAGCTCGAGATCATCAGCGCCATGGGCGGCGGGTCTGGCTCCCAGGTTCACCAGCATCTGGCCGACTGGTGCGACCGCCAGATCAGCAAGGCCATCCTTGGCCAGACGTTGACCGCCGACACCGGAGGAGGCTCCTACGCTCAGGGGAGCGTTCATGACGGTATTCGTCGGACCCTCCTCGCGGCCGACGCCGTCGACCTGGCGGCGACCCTTCAAAGGGATTTGATCGAGCCCTGGTGCCAGATCAATTTTGGCGCCGATGTTGAGCCCCCGGTCCTTCGTTGCGTAACCGAAGAGCCCGTGGACCGCAAGAGCTTTGTCGATTGTTTGGTGCCCCTGGTCGATCGAGGCCTCCGTGTCGAGCAATCCGTCATCCGTGATCGCATGGGCATCCCCGCACCCGCCGAAGGGCCAGCGGTGGAAGTCCTGACCCCGGTATCCACCCAGAAGACTCCCGTTGGAGAAGCATGAAGAAAGCCAAAGGGCCCCAGAAGGCCACCCTCCAGAACCAGCCCCTCCTCTGTGCCGAGGTTGACGGGAAGCGCACGGCCCCCGAGTGGATCCCACTACTGCCCGCTGGTGATGTCGTTCTTGCCCGAGACGGGAGACATTTCCGCAACGACCACTCCCGCGTCCTCGAGGCATTCAAGGCCGGGGGCATGGACCTCCCCATCGACTGGGACCACGCCCTGGACTCCTGGGGGGTCGCTCCTGGCGATTCTCGGGCCGCTGCTTGGGTTGACCAGCTCGAAGTCCGGGAAGGCGCCCTGTGGGGCCACGTTTCGATCTGGACCGCCAAGGGACGCGAGTCCATCGAGTCCTGCGAGTACAGGTATATCTCTCCGGTTATCTACTTCGACGACGATCGCAAGGTCGTCCATCTGCCCAGGGCGAGCCTGGTCAACAACCCCGCTTTGCGCCTCCCCGCCCTGTGCACGGAGGAGAACGAGAACTCCATGAACGAACACCTGATCAAGCTCCTGGCGGGCTTGGAGCTGTCCCCGGATACCTGCTCCGAGGAGACCATCGCCGCCGCTCTGGAGACCTTTGCCCGTGGCAAGGCTCCCGCACTTGCTCCCGATCTCACCTCGCATGTCCCCAAGGAGCAGTACGAGGCTGTGGTCTCCGAGCTCGCGGGTGTGAAGACCCAGCTGGCCACCCTCTCCGAGCAGGCCCAGGCCGCCAAGGTCGAGCAGGTGATCAAGGAGGCCCTGAGCTCTGGCCGCCTGCTCCCCTCGGAGCGCGACTTCTTCACCAAGCAGGCGGCCAAGGATGTTGCCGAGGTTGAGAAGTTCCTCGCCAGTCGCGCCCCCATGGGCCAGTCGAGCGCCAAGCAGCCCGCGATCACCAACCCCTCCGATCCCGCAAGCCTGACCGATGAGGAAAAGGCAGTGGCCAAGGCCGGCGGAATCTCTCTCAACGCATTCGCCGCTGCCAAGGCAGCCCGTACCCAGAAGGTATAACCCACAATGACCGCACTCACCCAAGGCCGGGCCCTCAAGTCGATCGAGGGCCGTCTCTTCAACTACGGCGTCAAGGCCGACGCCGTCATCTACCGGGGGGCGATCCTGGTCGTCGGTTCCGACGGCTATGCCAAGCCCGCCACCACAGCCACAGGACTTGTGGCCGTTGGCATCGCCCGTGAGCCCGTGGACGCCACTGGGTTCGCCAGCGGAGCCAAGACCGTCGAAGTCGAGGAGATGACCATCGGCTGCAAGAACAGCGCCGGTGGTGACGAGATCACCATCGCCGACCTGGGCCGTACTTGTTACTTGGTCGACGACCAGACGGTCGCCAAGACCTCCGGTGGAGGTACCAGAAGCGTCGCTGGTTATGTCCGCAAGATCGAGTCCGGCCTCATCTACGTCGAGTTCTCGAACACGGCATCGGCCGACGGCGACCTGGTCGCCGCCAACAACCTGTCGGATGTCGCTTCGGCGGCCACTGCTCGGGCGAACATCGGCGCCAACCTGGTCTCCGATTCGGTCCACATCACCACGCTCGTGGGTACTGGAGTCACCCGGTATGTCTGCCCGGTCGCTGGGACTATCAAGAAGATCTGGTCTTCGCTGGATGGCGCCCTCACCACGGGCGACGCCACCATCACGGCCAAGATTGGCGCAGTCGCCGTCACGAACGGGGTCATCACGATCACCCAGGCCGCCAGCGCCGCTGGTGATGTGGACTCTGCGACCCCCACTGCTGCAAACGTCGTCGCTGCGGGAGACACCCTGTCTTTCACGGTAGGCGGAGCGAACGACGCCGTGGTCGGCGCTCGTGTCTCTTTCCGGATCGAAACCTGATCCTGAGCAGTCGATTCAGGACGAGGACCACCACCATGTTGATCAACACAGAAAACCTTCAAGCCCTCCACACGATGCTCTCGGCGGCATATGCCCAGGGCATCTCGAAGGCCGATGTCAGCTTCCAGGACATCGCAAATACCCTCCCCTCCAACAACAAGAGCAACAGCTACGCATGGCTGGGTGCCATGTCGGGCGTCCGGGAGTGGCTCGGGGATCGCGTCGTGGACCAGCTGTCCGGTCACACGTACGAGCTCAAGAACCGCACCTGGGAGAAGACCATCAGCGTCCTCAAGGAGGACATCGAGGATGACCAGCTCGGGATGGCGGCGCTCGCCGCCGAAGACCTCGGAAACCTGGCCCAGGCCCACAAATCTCGCCACGTGTGGGAGACCCTGGCCGCGGGAGAGGTCGGCGAGGGCTATGACAAGGTTCCGTTCTTCAGCGAGGTCCACCCCGACGGCATGGGCGGCACCCAGTCCAACCTGATCGCCGGAGCCAGCGCCCCCTGGTACGTGATGGACCTGAGCCGCACGCTCAAGCCCTTGATCTTCCAGTTGCGCAAGGATGTCGAGCTGGTGTCGAAGACGAACCCCGAGGACCACAACGTCTTCTGGAACAAGACGTTCGTTTGGGGAACCGATGCCCGCTACGCCGCCGGCTACGCATTCTGGCAAACCGCAGTGAAGTCCAAGGTCGCCCTCACCGAGGACAACCTGGCGGCGGCTCGGGCCCGGATGCGTGGTTTCCATGATGACCAAGGCGAGCCCCTGGCCTGTGCCCCCACGACCCTCGTGGTTGGCGTCAGCAACGAGACGACCGCCGAGAAGCTCCTCCAGAACCTGGTCCTGGCCAACGGCGAATCCAACATCAACAAAGGCAAGTACCGGCTCGCCCGGGATCTTGAGGTTCTGCCGCGGCTTGGCTGGATCACTCTCGGCGACCTCAAGGGCTGCCAGGCTGGAGGCCCAGATCCAAGGAGCGGTCGGGCTCAAACCGGTCGCCAGGACCGTGGAGAACTGGCTGTTCCGGGCATCGCCGTAGGTCTGGGAAGCCGCGTAGTCGCCCCTGAAGGCCGCGATCGCGTGTCCAGGGATGGCGCGAATGGGACCCCAGCGGGAGGCCATTTCGTCCTCGAGGGCGTCCATGTTGGCGTCCCCGTTCCAGCCTGAGACGATCGTGTAGTACTGGCTGTCGCCGCCCAGGGCAGCGATTGCGTCGGCGATGTCGGGGTCCGTTGCCCCAGCCGAGAATGCCGTGATGGTCACGCTGGTGATGCCGGCGGGGGTCTCGTCCCCAACGTAGTAGTTGAGGAAGATCGAGAGGCTGTTGCCAAAAGCCCCCTTGTGCCGACAGGTGGCCGTTACCACGCCCAGGGCCGAGGTGGCCGTGGTCTGGTTGTCGAGGTCCGCGTTGACTGCAGCAGCGATCGAGGCGGCAATGGCCGTGGGGTCATCACCTGTCAGGACGGCGGCCTTGATCTTGCGACCAGCCCAGACAAAAGACAGGGTTCCATCAGCCGTAGCCGTGCCCACGACCGTCACCGTCGCAGTCGCTGCGACCCCAGCCGCATCGGCATCCAGGGCAAGAGCATAGACCTCGGAGTAGGGATTGGCGGCCACGTAGGCCGAGCACATGGAAGCCAGCTGAGAACCCCGCCCGAAGTACAAGGCTCCTTGGCTCGGGCCGGTGATGGGCTTGAGGACCTTCTCGGCGACCGTTCCGGCTGTGAGTCGGGTTCCGAGGAGGAGGACCGGCTTGCGCTGACCGGGGGTACCGGAGACGGCGCCAGACCCGTCCACGCCCACATAGACGCCGGGGACGAGCCAGTTGACGGGAATGACATTGAGATTCAGGGACATGGGTTATTCCTCGGAGGGGTGGGAGCGGGCGGAGCGTCGGGAATGGTCAGCACTTCGATGGAGCTGTCATTCAACCTTCGGATCCAAAAGGGGTTCAAGCGGCGGCGGGTGATGCCCTCGGGAGGCAGGACCTTGCCCTTGTTCTCGGGGTCCCGGATTCGGAGGCCGGGCTTGGGGATGATGCGCAGCACGGGTCAGGGCTCCTGGACGACGACCTTATCGTGGGCGTCGATCTCGGGGTTGGACGGGACAATCTGATAGTCGATCTCCGCCACGAGGAAGTCAGGCAACGGGTCGGGCTCAGTGGTCAGACCCAGGCTCAATTCCTGTTCCCAGGTGATACCGTACAGCGCGACGTTGTTGCCGTCGGCGCTCTCCGTGTACGGGTTCACGCTGGCGATTCTGGTGGGCGGTCCTTCGACCTCATCGCTTCCCCAGTCCTTGGCCGTAGCGATGGCATACAGGGCTTGATGAAGGAGGCGATTGACCGCGCGAGTCCGGTCGGCAGGGAGGATTCCAGCCGCGGCCTTGGAAGCGACGACGACCACGAACAAGAACTGCCCGGTCGTTCGGAGCTTCTGGTTTTGCAGTTTGCCGTCCCTGGTCCCCATCAAGGCCAAGAAGCCCCCAGGGAGGGGCCTGGAACGGCGCAGCAGCTCGGCCAGATCGATGCGACCGCCTACCTGCTCACAGCTCTTGAGGGCTGGGAGCTTGGGCAAGAGGACGCCCGTCATGGTGTCCAAAAGGGTGTCGAGGCTCATCGGAACACCCCCCGCAAGAAGGTCTCGGCAAGGGCGCCGAGCTCGTCCAGATCATCATCAGAGAAGCCCATGTAAGGACGGGCGGGGATGTTCTTCGAGTCGTCCCCGTACTGGTGAACTGCGGCATAGAGGAGGTCAGAGCCGAGGCTCACGGAGTCCTGCCCGACCGCGGCCTGGAGGCTGCTGAGCAGGTCTCCGCTCTTTTCGAGCAGTTCCCCGCTGGAGTTCTTGGCCGAGTAGGCCGCCGTCCAGGGCTCCCACGAGTCCCCATCAGGGCCTTCCTTGACCTGGTCCAAGCGAGCCCGGTTCTGGGCCAGCATAAGGTCGGCCAACTGGTCCAAGACCACGCTGCGCCGGAACCGGGACACCCGTTGAAGGGCATCCTGGAATGCTTTGAATCCGGGGGTTTTGACGCTGATCGTAAACATCAGAGAATGCCCCCCAACTTCGTCCGGGTGAACTCGCGGGCCTCAGTGAAGTACCGGACCCCGCCCGACTTGCTCTCCGGCTGGACCTGACCGTCAAGGGAAGCGACCCCCTTGGCGACATCACGGAGCCAGCGGAGGGCATCCTCGTACCGCTGGCGCTTCTCCTTGGTGTAGCTCCCCGTCTCCTCACTCCTCGATGGGATGGCCACGTACTTCGTGACTTCCGGCGACAGCTACATCGAGCGGATGATCACCACCTACCAAGAGAATGCCCAGGGCGACGAGGACCCCACGTACAAGGACATCGAGGTCATGCGTTGCATCGCATACTTCCGCTACGGCTTCTCGAGCCGCATCAAGCGGAAGTACCCGAACGCCAAACTCGGGAACGATGGCGAGAACTTCGCTCCTGGCCAGGTGGTCATGACCCCGAAGCTCATGCGCGGGGAGTGCCTGGCCTTCTTCGATGAACTCAACTTTGCGGCCATCGTGGAGGACAGGGCCCAGTTCGCCGCGCAGCTCATCTGTGTGCGGAACGCGGACAACCCGAACCAAATGGATGTCTTCCTCCCGCCCAACTTCGTCAACCAGTTCCGCACCACTGTCGCCCTGATCGGGTTCAAGCTCTGATCCCCTGGATTAGGCACAGGAGATTATAGAATGGCACAAGCAACCTGGACCATAATCCTCAAAGTCAACAGCGACACACTCGAGGCCCGTTCCGTCAAGGTCAAGCTCGGAACCCCCACGCGCGAACCTCAGCTCGCCGCGGGCGTCATGGGGAGGCATTTCACGGTCAAGCCCGAAGCCAGCATGGTCACCTGCACCGTCCTGCACCGGGACGGCTGGGACCTGGACAAGTGGGCGACCACGGAGAACGTCTCCTTGGTCTGCATCAGTGATGCCGGGCCCACGTACCAGATCGATGGGGCCTATGTTTCCAACAGCCTCGAGATCGCGGACGAGGGCGGCGGCATTCAGCTCGAGTTCACTGGACCTCCCGCCACGGCGGTCTGATCGGAGAACCTCATGGACATTGCACTCATCAAGGAAGCCCTCGGTCTTGAAGAGACCTGTGGAGACGTCCAGATCTTGGAGAAGATCCAGGAGCTGCGGGCGGGGGCTGGGGACTCCTACGAGCCAGAACACCCGGACCTGACCCTGATCAAGGCGGGGCAGCACGAGCAGGTCGGCCAGAACCCGGACGGCACCTACACGGTGACGCTCCTGGATCCGATCCCCCTCGGCAAGGAGAGCATCACCGAGATCACCCTGCGCCGCCCAAAGCTCAAGGATATGAGAAAGTCCGAGGAGCTGGGCAAGGGCGGGAACACCAGCAAGATGGCGTCGATGATCCATCTCCTGAGCACGCCCTCGCAGGCGCCGAAGCTCCTTGATGAGCTGAGCAACGACGATGCGAACGTGCTCGGTTTCCTGATCAGTTTTTTGTTCGAGAAGCGCCCGCGAACTGGGCGCTGATCATGGGCCTGTTGGCCCATGAGTTCCATTTCCAGCCTTCGGAGCTCTGGGAAATGGAGTCTGAAGACCTCGTGTTCTGGATGGAGAGACACGAGGAGGTCCGAAGTAGGTTGGAAAAGAAGTAGGGATTGGCAGTATGGCGCGTGGTGCAGATGGGCGATTCATTGCCGGGATCGAGCTGGGACTCAAGGATCAGCTCAGCGGTCCGATGGGCGCCCTTGCAGCCAAATTTGCCCCGTGGGGCGCCAAAGCCGCCAAGATGTTCTCCCCGATGGAGGCGGCGGCCAAGAAAGCCTCGAAGGCATTCGGAGCCGCCGCCAACCTCAAGCATGCCGCCGATGGGGTCAAGAACTTCTCCCAGGGCATGGCCGGGGCCCTGGGCGCTCCCGTCAAGAAGATGGCGGAGTTCGAGGACATCATGGCGAAGGTGCGCGCCAACACCTTCAATGGCCAAGTCACCGAGCAGACACAGAAGGAGTTCAAGGAGCTCGGCACGTTCGCTCGAGACATGGGCGCGAAGACCAAATTCTCGGGCGTGGAAGCCGCCGAAGGCCTCGACATCCTGGCGACGGCAGGATTTGACGCCAAGGCCCAAATGGCTGGCCTACCTGGAATCCTTGATCTCGCAGCAGCGAGCAACCAAAGCATCGCAGAGGCCGCAGAGATCTCGACTTCTGCGATGAGCCAGTTCGGGCTGAAGGCCACGGACCTCGGGAGAATCGGCGACGTCATCGCCAAAACGGCTCAGAGCTCGAAGACCGGACTCCTCGATCTCGGGGAGGCCATGAAGTACGCGGGCGTCTCCGCCGCCAACGCAGGGGTCTCGATCGAAGAGACCACCGCGATGCTGGGCGCCTTGGGAGATGCTGGCGTCAAAGGGTCCGCTGCTGGTACCGCCTTGAGGTCGGTCTTCTCGTCGCTCCAAGCCCCAACCAAGAAGGGGAAGAGCGCACTCGACTTCTTGGGGATCAACACCAAGGACAAGTCGGGGAACATGCGCCCCATCAACGACATCCTCAAAGAGATGGATGCCGCGATGGACAAGCGCTTCGGCAAGGACAAGAACGGCAACCGCAGAGCGAATCTCCTGAAAGGTCTATTCGATGAGGCCAACGCCGCTTCTGCCAGCTTGCTGATCGCAAAGGCGGGCAGTGGGGCGCTTGAGGAAAAGATCAACCAGAACCTCGGCGCCAGCGGTACCGCGGCGAAGGTGGCTGCCGACATGGGCAACTCCACGGCTGGATCGGCGAGAGAGTTGTCTTCCGCCTTCGAGGAGTTGCAGCTCAGCATCGGGGGTCTTCTCATCCCCACGGTGAGGGAGTTCATCGACCTGACCAAGGGAGTCACTGAGTCGGTCACGGCCTGGGCCAAGGAACACCCCGAACTGGTCAAGTGGATCGGGCTCGCGGCTGGGGGCTTGACCGTCGCCGGAGTCGCCATCTGGGGAGTCACAGCGGCCGCCTCCGTGGCGGCCACCACCTGGGGAGTCCTCACCACGGCCTGGGGGCTCGCCAACGGCGCAATCGGACTGCTGACCAAGGGGATGAACTTTCTCAAGGTGGCGATGCTGACCAATCCGATCATCGCCATCATCACCGGCATCGCCCTCGCGGCCGGGTTGATTTACACCTACTGGGAGCCCATCAAAGCCTTCTTCAGTGATTTGTGGGAGGGCATCAAGAACGTCTTCAAGTCGGTTTGGGATTGGATCGTCGGCAAGATTGAGTGGGTCGGCGAGAAGATCAACTGGCTCAAGGAGAACCTCCTCGGGATGAAGGCTGAGGTCGACTGGGGGGATGTCGACAAGGAGTATGCCGCCCGGGTCGGCAAGATGAGCAAGGAGGAGCTCAGGATCGCGGCGGCGAGTTCGGACGAAAAGTTGTCCAAGGCGGCCACCGGGATGATCCGGATGATGACCCACGGGAGAGGATTGGACCCTCTTCCAGCCGCAGAAGCCGTGGCCAAGGCAACCTCGAACGCCCCCATCTCGGGGACCCCTATCTCGTTGCCACCGGCCCTGGCCGCCCTCATGGCCCCCTCTACCGGGGCTGATGTTCCCGTTGTCGGTACTCCTCAGGGAACACCTATCGCTGGATTGGACCCTGAGAAGATCAAGGTGATGAAGGGCAAGGACAACAAGTTTATGGGCCAACTCGACATCAAGATCAGCGGGGTCCCCGTCGAGTCCACCCAGCTCAAGACCAACACCGGCACCGGCTTTCAGGTCCGCGTGAACACGGGAGCGCAGTAATGGCAGCCTGGTCCGACAGCCTTCTTGAAGGCAGCATCGACGGCGTTCCGCTCTATGTCCAATCGGTCAGCACGGTCGTTGGACGGCGCACAACTTCCCGAGAGCTTCCTTTTCGAGACACCCCAGCTCGAGAGGACATGGGGCGGCGAGCGCGGAAGTTCAAGGTCGATGCCATCGTCATCGGGTCGGACTACTTGACCCAACGTGACGACGTGATCGCCGTCTTCGAGAGCCCGGGGCCGCACATCTTCGTCCATCCTTGGCTCGGAGAGCTCAGCGTCATCCTTGACGAGGGCAGCAGCCTCGACATCCAGGAGTCGCACGCAGAGGGCGGGTGGGCCCGCCTCTCTTTCGACCTGGTGGAGAGCGGCGACCCCGATGGCGCGAGAATCAAAATCTCCACGAGCGCGGCTCTGACCGTTGCTTCGGTCGCCGCCATCGAAGCCGTGAAGGTCGCCAAGGTCAAGAAGCTGGGGTTGGGCAACATCTTCAACGCCCTGTCCAAGGGCATCAGCGCCATCTCCTCCGGCCTGCTCAAGGTCAAGCGGAAAGCCTTCGGGGCCTTGGGAGTATCCCAGGCGGCCGGTATCGCGGACTCCCTGGCGGACCTGAACAGCACCATCGGCAAGCTGGCCAACTCGCCCGCCGAGCTGCTGACGACCCTTTCCGGGATCGTCGCCGGCTTGAAAGGGATCTTCAAGAGCCAAGCCGCCGCCAACGAGGATTCGCCGAACCAAGCATTCCCCGGTGGGGCGAAGAAAGTCGCCGTCGAAGCCGCCTTGAGCGCCGCTCAGGACATGTGTGCGATTGACCCCGTCACGCCGCCCTTGTTCGAGGGGGCACCAGTGGACCCCGTAGAGGTCGCCGCCCAGAAGGCCCTGGGTGACTTCCTGAAGGTCTCGGCGATCAGCGAGGTCATCGACCTGATGGGCACGCTCCCCTTGGAAAGCGCCTCAGTGGCCATTGATGCCCTGGCCACCCTGGGCGGTCTGGCCGATGGGATCCTTGCCGACCCCGACACCGAGGACGATGTCTTCGTCGCCATGACAGACCTCCGGGCAGCCTTGGACGCCCACCTGGCGTCCCTCGTGTCTGCTCTCCCGGTCGTCCAAAAGTACACCCCCACTGAGGCCCGGAGCGCCCTGTTGATCGCTTACGAGCTTTACGGCGACCCGACCCGGGACCTCGAGATCTGCGGAAGGAACAAGGTCCGCGATCCCAACTTCGTGCCCGGCGGGGAGCCCTTGGAGGTCCTTCTCGATGGCTGACCTCACCTTGAGAATCGATGGCCATGACATCTCGAACTGGACCAGCGTCCAGGTCACCCGATCGCTGGACGACATTGCCTCGTCCTTCGACCTCCAGCTGGTCACGGAGCTGTCGTCCAAGGACCCCCCGGTGACCATCACGGACGGATCCTTTGCGCAGATCTACTACGGTTCCCTCCTCGTCTTGAGCGGCTACGTGGATAGCTATGACCTGTCTTACGACGCCGTGTCCACGTCCCTGTCCTTGAGCGGGCGCTCGATGGCGGGGGACCTCGTGGACTGCTCAGCGATTGCCCCGGGCAAGAAGACGGGTGGATCTTGGCGCAACACCCTCGGTTTGCAGATCGCCAGCGACATCTGCGAGCCGTTCGGGATCGAAGTGAAGAGCGACGTCGGTCCTCTTCCCCAAGAGCGCTACTTCAAGCTCGAGGAGGGGGAGACCTGCTTCTCGGCCTTGGACCGGCTGGCCAAGGACAACGGCTTGCGGCTTCGGTCCGAGGCAGATGGTTCGATTGTCTTCACCAGAGCCGGTTTGTACGTCCTCCCTGATGTGCAGATCGAAAGCGGGAGGAACGTGCTCACGGGTGGTGTCACCTTCGACATGTCCGAGCGCTTCTCGGACTACCTCTTCAAAGGCCAGCGCTGCGCCGACTCCGAGACCAACGGCAAGAACGTCAACACCAGCCACCTGATCCAGGACGATGGCGTGGGCAGATATCGTCCCTTGGTCTTGGAGAAGGATCGCCTGGTCAAGCAGCGGGCCGAGTGGGAGCGCAACACAAGGGCGGGCAAGGCCCGGCAGCTGAGCTACGAGATCGTCAACCCCGACGACGTCAGCTTGTCCTGGGAGATGGGCTCCCACGGGCTCTGGGAGCCCGGTGCGGTCGTCAGCGTAAAGGACGACTTCCTCGACTTGGACGACATGTACATCGTCACCAGCGCCACCCTGGTCCGCGATGAGAGTGGGACCCGGACCTCGCTCAAGCTGACCTTCCCCGAGGCCTACCAGGCAGCTCCACCCGTCAAAAAGAAGAAGAAAGGCGGATTCACGTGGTGACCTTGCAAGCAGTTCGCCAGCTCATCGCCCAGGAGATCGCCAAGCTCGAACGCCGGGTCCGTGGTACCGCTCGACATGGCACCCTGAACGCCCTCGACAACTCGTCGGGTGTAGCTCAGGGCCAGTACGAGCTGACCGAGGATGAGCAGGTGGATCGGGTTGAGACCCTCAACCCTCCTGGCCTGAGCTTTCGCCCCGAGGGTGCAGAGGCGATCGTGATCGCCATCGGCGGCGACCCATCCAACCTGGTGGCGATCCCCTGGGTCCGCGGACAACGACTCACAGGGGATGACCTGGCTGCCGGAGAGGTTGCTCTCCATATCGGCGTCGCCGGTCAGATGGTCCGGCTCAAGGCCAACGGGGACGTGGTGATCACGCCTGGCGCGGGGGGCAAGATCTATCTCGGGGAGGATGGCGCGACCAAGAAGGTCGCCCTGGCCGATGACGTCGATGCGCGCCTGTCCGCGATTCAGGCTGCATACGACACACACGTCCATTCGGGGGTGACCGCTGGTCCGGGATCCACGGGTCCAACCCCTTCTGTTGTCGGCCCCCTTGCCCCCACCGGCGCCACCTTGATCAACGGGAAGTAACCCATGCTCGCACTCAAATGGGACAACAGCATAGGGGCGGCTCGACTCGCCAAGACAGACCAGGGCGCCCTGGAGACAGACCTGTCGCTCGAGACACAGGTCTTGATCTCCATCTTCACGAATGCCGAGGCGACCCCCCAGGAGATCAAGACCTCCGGGCTCGATCGTCAAGAGGGTTGGTGGGCCGATGCCGATAGCCTCAGGGATCCTGAGTCCCGAAGGATGGGATCGAAGCTGTGGCTCTTGAGCAGGGGGAAGACGACGCTGGAGACCCTGCGGAGGGCTGAGGGGTATGTCCGAGAGAGCCTCCTTTGGCTTGTCGAGGCCGGCATCGTGGCCACCGTTTCCGTCACCGCTACTCGCCCAAGGCCCGGGATTGTCGGACTCGAGATCGCCTTGACCCGCCCGAACAAGCTTCTTCCCGCCTACAAACGGCTTTGGGAGATCAGGCACGATGCCTTTCTATAGAGGATACTGAGCATGCCGTTTTCCAGACCCACCGTTGCCAAGATCCGAGAGCGTCGAATCTCTGATTTCGAGTACGAGCTCGGGAGCCAAAGCGCCAGGTTGCAGGGGACCGTGGAGCACGCCCTGGCGACCAGCGGGTCTGGAGCTGCCCACGGTCTACACGGCCACCTGGACGACGTCAGCAAAAATGCCTTCCCCCACCTCGCGGATGACGAGAGGTTGAGGCAGTGGGCTTCCTTTTTCGGGGTCTATCAGATCGAGGCCCAAAGATCCGAGGGCCTTGCGGTCTTCAACGCCACAGGCGTGGATACTCTGATGCCCGCGGGCACGGTCTGGACCCGAGCTGATGGCACAGAGTATTTGGTGGTGGAGGATACAGTGATCGTAGCCCTCGGAACGGCCACCCTCATCCGGGCCAAGGTCGCAGGCGCCGCGGGAGACATGCCAGGCGGCACTGAGCTCACGATTCAGACGCCACTCCCAGGGATCCAGAGCACAGGGACGCAGTTCTTCGACGCGATCGGCGGCCTGGACGAAGAGACCTCTTCGGCCCTCCGGACCCGTCTCCTGGCCCGATTGGCTTCTCCTCCGAAGTCTGGCGGTCCCGGGGATTATATTTCCTGGGCGAAGTTGGTCCCCGGGGTAACTCGTGTCTGGGAATATCCCCACGCGCCAAAAGTGGGCTATGTCACGCTCCTATTTATGCGGGATTTGGATGTTGACCCGTTCCCCGGTCCCGCCTCGATCGCTGAGGTCGAGGCCATCATGGCCCAGTACGCGCCTGTGGTGGCCCCTCCTCCTTACGTCCAAGCTCCAGTCAAGGAACCCATCACGCTCACCATTGAGCTGACGATCGAAGCCAACGCAGTGCTCTCGGAGGTCCGAGCCGCCATCTACCAGTCTATCCGGGACATGCTCCTGACCCGTTTCGAGCCCCTCACCACGGCAGACGTGCTGTACCGCAGTTGGATCACTGAGGCGATTTCGACCACGCCCGGGGAGTACAACCACGTGTTGGCTTTCCCCGTCGGGGATTACCCGATCGGGGCCTGGACCCTCCCCGTGCTCGAGGACCTGGCGATCACCTGGATCTGACACATGCCCCTCTACGAACAAGCGCTCGTCCGCATCCTTCCGAACCTGACGTCCGTATACGTGGGGCTCCTGGCGCAGGTGCCCGACCTGGCAGGGGTCGGCGCCGTCGAACACTACTGGGTCGATTACAATCGGGTCAGCCACAGCGCCTGGGCCACGCACCAGGACGGGGTCACCGGGGCCTGGTACCTGTCCAACACCGGGACAATCGTCTTCAACCCCGTCAAGGGGTCGCCCATCACGGTGGTGGGATGGGGCATCTGGACGGACCTGGTTGGCGGCTCTCTTCTCGCAGCGGGCTCTGCCCTGAATTCCAGCTACGAGCCCTACAGCGCGTTTGTTACGGTCGGGACCCAGGTCCGGTTTTTGGATGACACCCTGCGGATCTATGGGGGCGTCTGATGCCGGTCGACATCTACGCGAAGGTCGTCCCCTACGTCGAAGCGCCCGTGGACTTGACCTCGCTGAAGTACAAGCCCCTGGTCTTGGACCTGCTCCCTCGCGGTCCTGCCTGGGATCGGGAGGGCGAGGTCCTCAAGCAGCTCTGCACGGCTGAGAGCATCGAGCTCAGCCGCGTCGACCTTCGTGCTCGGGACCTCGAGCGCGAGCTCGACCCCAGCACGACATACGAGCTTCTGTCCGACTGGGAGGCCTCCTACGGTCTCCCCGACTGTGCTCAGCCGAGCACCCTTGATGGCCGCAGGGGGGCCCTCAAAGCCAAACTTCTGGCCCAGAGCGGACATGATCACAGCTACGGCTGGTGGGCGTCCTTGACGGAGTTGATCAGCTACCAGCTGTGGTGGATCGACACAGGGCCCGATCTGTTCGACTGCAACGACGAGTGCATTGATCCCCTGAGCCAAGAGACCTTCATTTTCTTTCTGGGGGTCGAGCACGGGGCGGATGATGACCTGCTCGCCTGTCTGGTCTCCAAGAACGCGCTGTTGATCAGCGCGCCGATTATCCATTGGCTCTGGACGCCAGTAGAGGGGTTGATCCCCGAGACCTTCACCGGCATCTGCTGCAGCGTGAAGGGGCATACAGCCGCCGTCAGCTCGAGCGGGGACATCTATATCTCCAGCGACCTGGTGACGTGGCTGCCGATCCTCGGCGTGGGGTTTGCCGGGTTCTCCTCGGTGTGCGCGGTCGGCCCGATCTTTCTTGCCGCGGGCTACACCGGCATGCTCGGGATCAACCGTTCGGATGACAACGGCTACTCATGGACCACTTGGGGCGGTGGCGTCGTCAATTGCGATATCCTGGGGATCACTCGTGGCCCTCTCGCCGATGACGTCGCTATTGCAGTGGGTGAGGATGGGCGAATCTTCCGGACCTCTGACTCCGGCTTCACCTGGGCAGAGCTCGCCAGCCCCGTGGGCTCCTATCTGTACGCGGTCGCGTCTGGTATCGGGTGCACGGTCGCGGTCGGCAATGCCGCGATCGGTGGGATCGTCCGCAGCCTCGACAACGGCCTCACCTGGGAGTTCGTGGCGGTGGCGGCCATGACTGGAGATCTTTGGGGGATCGCGGCCTTCCACGACACCTACGTGGCCGTGGGGACTGGAGGTCGGATCTTCCGTTCGACGAATCAGGGCAGCAGTTGGACCGAGCAGGAGTCCGGTTTCGCCGTCAAGCTCAACGGAGTCTGTGGCAACTGGCGGGGGAGATGGACGGCCGTGGGAGATTCCGGGCTGGTCCTCACCAGCACCGACGACGGTATCACCTGGGCAGCCCAAAACCTGGGGAGCATCGCCGAGCACCTACTCTGTGCCGGGATCCACCGCCCTGATGGCCGGGCGATCGTGGCGGGGGCGAACTCCACGCTTGTCCTCGAATGACAAGGAACGATCAATGCTGAGCTTTAGCCAATCCTACGAGAAGACCGAAAAGCGGGTCTGGAACTTCCCGGCGAGAAAATTCGACGTGATCGTCACGGCTCCCTTCACGGACGAGCAGTACGCGGACCTCGGCCAAGCGCTCGAGGAGCTCCTGGGCGAGCAGTTCGTGTCCTGGGACGTCACCCAGCACCCCCTTCTGACCGAAACCAGGGTCGAGTACAATGGTCTTCTTGACGGAGAAGGCCAAGAGATCGCCCGCACCGAGGAAATCTCCAACGCCTACTTGGCCTGGGAACAGAGCTACTAATGGTTGACGCCAAGCTAATCATCGACTCGGCAAATGCCGTCCCCGCCTACTACGGGACGAGTCCCTACGGAGTTCCGAGAAACGCATTCCAAGACGGGAACCTTACAGGCGGCGTGCAGGCCACCTTGTTGACGGCCGACTGGTGCAACGCGGTCTCCATGGAGATCGTCAACGCCACGGAGAAGTACGCATCCGGCCCTGTGGGCCTGAGCACGGCCACTCCTGACCTATTGGCGCAGTCCATCGACTACTCGCACATCAATCGCGCCCCCATCTACACCAGCTCTGCGACGTTCACCTTCGCGTCCCAGAGCCCGACAGCAGCGGCACTGACGGGCGGCAGTCTGGCTTATGACAACCTGGTCCGCGAAAGGACTGCCAGCAGGGCCTCGATCGCCGCTGGTGGCACCCAGGATGTGGTGTCGATCAGCCTGCCCACGAACTCTCAGGCTTTGCTGAGGTTCTCTTGCGTCGTCGTGCAGACGGACGCCCTGTCAACCAATTACCACTCGAGCGTCCGGATGGTGAGTGCCCGAAATGTCTCGGGGACTGCTACGGTCCAGGATACCTCCGCGCTATACACCTTCAATGCTGGGATCACCTACACGGTCAGCGTCGCTACCTCGGTCAGCAGCGTGATCCTGAGGGTCAGCCCTCCGGCGGTGCCCGCCGGGAAGATCCACAATGCGATGGGGTGGGTCGAGCTGATCAGTGTCCACAACACCGTCTGATCAATAGAAGCTCTGCAGGACCACCCGCTCCCATTTTGGAGCGGACTCCAGGCCCATCTCCAAATCCCCGCAGCGGCCCCAGGGGATCAGCGTGTCACCGATTCGAGGCCAGCACAGTGCCCCGCCGCACTTTGATTGCGAGGGCTTGCTGGGGTCGAAGACGGCGATCTGGTCGGTCGACCACTGCCAGGCCGATCCGTGAATGACCTTCCAGGGGTCGGCCGACTCGGGATCCGCGGGTGCGATGATCTCAGCTTGGGGAGCATGGGCCAGGACCGTGAAGGTCGCTGCCCCCACCGGCCTGCACGCCAGCATCATCTCCGGCCCGGTGCAGGAGTCGAGTAGCCCCCCCACCAGGGCGTTCTCGGAGTAGGTGCTGGACCAGCAGGGGGTCCAGCCGACGAGCTCGACCTCAGGGACGTCCTGGGCGATCCCAGACCGGTCCCATCGGCGGCAGTCCGCGCTGCAACCATCGCCGGGGAGGTCGTTGCCGTCGTCGCAAGCCTCGTACAGGTCCTCAACGCCATCCCCGCAGACCATGCCGGGGAGGTCGTTGGAGCTGTTCTCCTCGCCGGTCGAGCTGCTGGATCCGGTGGAGCCGTTCTCTTCGCCGGTCGAGGTCGAGGAGCTGCTGGTCGAGCCGGTGTCACCGGCGCCGGTGCTGGTCGAGGTCGAGCTGGATCCACCGTCGTCGTCAACCTCGCCGGTGCTGCTGGTGCTGCTGCTTCCCCCGGAAGAGGCCACCCCCGTCGACTGATCGCCCGTGCTCGTCTCCTCGCCCTGGTCGACCAGGACAGAGCAGGCGGGGAGGACGACCAAGGCGACGAGGAGAAGGTGCTGGGGGCGGGTGTTCATGGCTCAGGCCTATCGGATCTGGGCGACGGCCGATAGACCTGACCGATTCACCTGACGGCGTTCACCTCACTCGTCCTCCTCGTCCTGGTCGTCGTCCTGGTCGTCGTCCTGGTCGTCGTCCTCCTCGAGGTACTCGCGCTCCAGCCGTGCCTGCTCGGCGAGGAAGAGGCGGTCTCCCTCATCGTCCAGGGCCCGCTTGCCACGCCCCTTCGCTGGCTCCTGGCTCTGGGCCATGGCCTCCTCCCAGGTCACCAGGGTGCGGCCCATGCCGACAACCCGGCCCCGGAGGACGTGGACCTCGGACGGGACCTGGAGGATGCCGCTCAGCCACTGCAGCCCCTTCTGGGTCGGGCGCCAGCTCCCAGATCGGGTCTGGCCAGCTCCTGACCGACGAGGGTGGAGGAGCTCCTCGGCAAGGCCCCATAGAGCCAGACGGGCATGAAGGCCTTTGAACTGGTAGGCAGGGACCTTGACATATACGCGCCCGTCCTGGGTCTGGCGGGCGATCTGCTGGAGGGCATCGGCAAGGACAGGGGTCAGGCGCTCAACCCTCGGCTGGGGGAGCTTCTGGTGGCAGTGGGGGCAGCAGGTGGATGGGGTGGTTGTCGGGTTCACACAGGGATGGCCTGTGGAAGAGCTCGAACACCGGAAAATAATCCGGATTTCTGGTGCCGGTGTTGTGGATCCGAGCGATCTCACCCATCCTCGGCGAAGCGACCGCCGAACTCGGAAGCGGGTGGCGCGACCTCTCTCGGCGTGGGGCGTGGTAATGGGGCAGGCGTCCCCACCGCCTGGTCGGATGGGTGATGTCGAGCGCCATGCTCGGAGAGCTTTTTGGGCGTGCCAGGTGCTACTGTGGCTTCTGGGGGGGTGGGGACGACAAGCGCACTTGTCACGGGCGATTCTGCTAATGGCGTGAGTGTCGCCCTTTCTGTCAAACAAAAAGTGACAGAACTCACATCTTGCCCAGACGTCTGTAACCCGTTATGATCTTTGGCATACTACGATGCCAGGCCAAGTTGACTTGGCCCCAAAGTAACCTCGTTTTTACCCGCCGGTCTTCGGCATTAGGGAAGTAACCAATGTCCCCGCCTCCCATCGAAATCAAGAGCAACGAAGGGATCGTTCATTCCCATGCTCAGGAAGAAGTCCAAGAGGCTCTCGACTTTGTTCGGCAACTCGCCAAGGAGCCGTTCCGGCTGACCCAGGAACAGCGTGAACGAATCACGTCTGGAGTCCTGTCAAAGATGGGTCACCACCGGTAAGATATGCAGCTTCAGAAAGTCGACCCGCGCCCTGCCAAGTCCCTTGTGCAGGGTAGCATTTTCACGATCGATGGGCTGGATTTCCTCTACGAGGGTCAAACTTTCACACTCAAGAAGTTTTATCCTGAGGTGAATTTGGCTGGAGTGCGTCATGGAATGGTCATGTCGCAATCCTGCGATGTGGCGACGACAGATGGACGAAAGATAAAAGTACCCTACATAACGATAGGGTTTCTTGAGCCATTTGCTCGCCACATCAGACGTGAAGAGGATTGGTCGAGAGTTGCCTTGCCTTGGACGTTCTCAACGGAGCAGGGAGACGAGCGATACACGCTGGTTTGCCCTGACCTGTTTGAAAGTGTTCTGTCGGAACATCTAAGTGACCTTCTTGAGAACAAGGTCAAGAACCATTTCTTCGTATCGTTCGAAGATGAGCCGCTGGATTCGCGGTACTACACCCTGAATATCACCAAGGCGTTTCCTATCAAGTCCGGTCACTACGTCGAGATTTTGCCAAGAGTGACCCATGAGCTCACGCCAGACTTCGCTCATAAGCTGGGGTGGAAAATTGCCGAACTCTACGGGCGCGCAGCTACAGGGGAGTACACCAAGGCCGAGGCAAAAGTCGTCCTGTCTGAGCTGTATGATGTAATTGATAAAGTGACCATGAAGACAATCGTTCGCCCTGTTCCCCTTGATAAAAAGGGATTCTCGGAGGCTCATGGGCTTAGGTCAAGCCCCCCCGAGGAAAGGCAACGTATTATGGTCGACATCCTGCAACGAATGAAAAAAGATCGGGAAGACGACATAGCCAGGAAAGAGAAGAAAGCCGCAAGAGATGCCGCTTACCACCGGGCGAGGGTGCAAGCCTCGCCTCCTCCCGTCGAAGAAGTCGCGAGCCATCTACCCGAATCAACCAAGGAATAGAAGCGCGCTTGGAAAGCGCCTCGCTCTCTCTTTGGCAGGGGCCGCTTCCAGCAGTTGGAGCCGTCCCCAGGATTACCTCAAGGTCGACTTTTAGCGTCCGTCCCAGGCCTTGGTGATGGTTTCACGACCAAATCCGTACTTCGCACCAGCGGCAACGGCCTTTTCCAGGTCGTGCGCGGTGAGGGTCTTGACCGGCTCGGGATCGCTCTCGGGCTGGTCCTCGGGGACGTACCGGAGCCGGATCCCGTAGTGGGCACTGGCGGCCAGCTCGATCAGCTCGATGCTGGCGGGGGGGAGTGTGGGCAGGATGGCAGCCGTGGGCTTGCCGGTGGGCGTGGCGCTGGAGTGCGTCATGTCCACATATAGGCCGCCTGGGACAGGTTTACAGGGTCGGGGCCCCCTCCTCGTCGATCTGAATCCAGCTCGCCTGATAGTTGTTGTAGGTACCCTCCGGCTGTCCGTCGAGCTGGACGAGAGCCTTTGCGGTGAGCGAGGGCTCAGGGGACACCATCACGAACGTCCCCCGGACGACGGAGGCGTCGGGCTCGGTGACGATGACCCGGGGGTGTTGCCCCTGGTTGGAGAGGGTGAACAGGTCTTGGACGGTAAGGTGGATGGATGCGGTCACGGGCGGAAAATGGGTCCCGGTCGGGAGCGCGCAAGCTGTGGTCGACTGCCCCCACCACGGCGTACGGTTCCGCCCCCTCTCCCTGGTCGGGGCCGGCATGGCTGCCGGGAAACCTGGTCGCACGCCGGGTGAGCAGATCTACCCAGTGCAAATGATGCAAAGTTTAGGTGCGCGAAACCGAGCTGAACCGCCAATTCCAGCCGTTGCTGACATCCTAAGATGCTAAATGGCCAATTGCGGTCTATGCGCCCTCGCTGACCCGATCTGCCCGGATCTGTTCCGGTCAACCAAAGCTGTCGCTTTTTTGTTTGACGAAGAGAAAGACAGCATGCATGCTCAAATCAAGCAGAGATGTGCGCTCTCGGCGCCGAAATCGGTGACAGACTGCAGGCGTGCCACCCGCTCGTCCGGTCTGCCTCCAACTCGCGCGCTATCTCGCCCAGGTGAACGGCTTCCCCAGCGCGATCGGAGTCACGATCTTTGCCGAGGAGGGCTTGGCCGTTATCTGGATGACCTGGGGGCGGGTGGAGTACCTCCCGCTCGCGCAGCTCGAGGACTGGATCCGCCTCCACCAGGAGAAGGAACGGGTCCAGGAGGGACCGGCTCAGGGTGAACTGTTTTAGGGGCAGTGGGGGCGGCAGACCCCTCTCCATGGTCGGTGGGGTCCGCGGGGTCCGGGGCGGTGAAGCCGCTGGTTTCTTGGCGCGCGGTTTCGGAGGGTGTAGCCGGGGAGGATGGCCGAATTCACTGAGCACAATATCGAGGGCTACAAAGTCCAGGTCTCCGCACTTCCCCAAGGGAGGGTATTGGTGGTCACCTTCGATAAGAGCAATGAGATCATGGATGCTGCCGTACTGTTCGTAGGCAAGGTTGTGCCTTCGGATCTCAAAACAATGCTTCCCCCCGGCGTTGGCACTGCCAACAAGACTTTAGAGGCTGTAGCGGCCGCGAGGAACGCAAGCAGCGACGGCTGATCAGGCCACGCGAAGCACCGGAGAGGCTGCTCGTCCGCGGCCTCCATCAGCAATCCTACGCCGCCCGCCTCCCACCAAAGCAGGGGTCGCCCAGGTCGAACTCCCGGATCCCGTCAGGCCACGCCTCATCCTTTGCGGACTTCGTCGTGTTCCGACGCTTGTACGCTGCGGTGTCCCCTTCGAGTTGCCGGTAGATGTCCAAGCAGATCTTCTGTTCGACCTTGACCTTTCCGGTCTGCGGATCTCGCACCCGAGAGACCTCCGCGAGCTTTACGCCCATGCGCGAGAGGATGGTGGAAAGCAGACGGCGCGGCGTCATGGTCGCAGGATCCCACTTGAGGCCCATGTTCCGGTCCAGCTTCTCGGCAAGGGCGGGCGTGATGGCGCTGGGGGCAGGGTCAACCAGAACGGTACCTTGGACCGCGTGGTGCTCCAAGTAGTCGATGCCCCACAGCAATATGACCTCTCGGGCCGTGATCTGGGAACTGGCCTTGTTCTTGAGATCGATCTCGGTCCCCTTACCCGTGCCGAGATCCAGATCCTTGCGGTCCTGCTCAATCACCCGCCATGTCTCACCGTTCTCCACCCACCCGTAGCGCACGAAGTCCCGGCACTTGGCGCTGTACGCCCCTTCAAGGTCCGACTCGATGATGCGAAGGGGGACCTCCTCGTCCTTGGGGATGTCGAAGAAGTGGCGAAGCTTGGCCTTGATCCGAATGAACTCCGCTTCTGGGGGAGCATCCTCCTTAGAAGCTTCTTTCTCGGCCTCGTCCAGATCCTTGTCCTCCGCGGCCTGAATGGACAGAACCTTGATCTGCTTGAGCCCCTTCTTGGCCTTCTTGAGCTCCTCCTTGCACGCCTTGGGGTCTGGGTGAACCGCGGCGACGTGGACAGCTTCGCTGCCGATCTCTCGCAGTGCCCTGTCCAGAGATCCTTCGATGATGGCTCCGGTCGGATTCTTCTGCTTGTCCAGCACGTGGTAGTCCCCAAGGCACCCACCATGGAAGTTGTTGTGCGCCTCCAGGTGCGCATCAATCTCGATCAGGTCCCAGTTGTCGGGGATGAGCAGCGCGTCGCCCTCATCGCCCTTGGGGTACGACATGGAGTACCCACAGAGTTCGGACATACGCGCCCGCGACTCCATCGACGTCGCCAGACGACCTTCCAGGATCACTTGAGGGTCCACAACCTTCGGGGCTTCGTACCCCCAGATGCAGATCTTCCAGGCACCGATGGGATCACGAACACGGCAGAGGGCTTGAACGGCATCGAAGGCGTTGGGTCCAACGCCGCTTTGGGCGTCGAGCCAAACGTGCCAGAGGTTTTCGTCCTCCACGGAGATCCCTGTGCCCGCGCTGGGGCTGGCCAGCACCAACTTGTACTTCGAGGAGATGGTCTCGGGGTACTCGATGGCGTGCTTGACGTGCGCGAGCTTCGTGGTGTCCCGGTGGATCTCGATCATCTGATCCTTGAGCCAAGGGAACTTTTCCCGAATGACCTCGGCGACGGCCTTGCACTTCTCCGCGTTGAGGAAGCCAACCCAGTCGAAACGGTCCACGTTGTTGTCGTGAGCCGCTTGAAGGCTCCGGTACAGCTCATCAAGCCATGCGGTCTCATCACCGTAGCGGTGGTGCTTGGGGCGCTTGGGGGCCCAAGTGTTGAGGCAGAACTGCTCGTCGCGCTGGTGGGGCTGGTGCCAACCCATGAGCTTGCGAGCGAACATGGCGGTGATGTTCGCCAAGTTGGCGTCCTGAAAGATCAGGCGCTTGGTCTTGCTCGCCAAGACTTTGAGGGCAGACCACACGCCCGCGGTCTTCCGTGTGAAGCGGATGGGCCCGTTCCACATGTGGTTGATGACCTGCTCCGACTCGTCCATCACCATGAGGTCGATGGGCCCCAGAGCGATGCGGGCGATCGAGTCGATGCAGACGACGCAGGACCCCTTGATCTCAGAACCCTCTTCCTCAAGGTAGACGGGCATCCCCCAAGCGGCTGCGATGCGACGAGCCAGGGTGCGACGGTGGACGATCACCAGCACCCGCCGACCCTGCGAAGAAGCATCCACAAGCTCGCGTACCAGGCGACGAAGGGACTTGTTCTTGGCGGTTCCGTACGAGCTGCGACGGTACAGCACCCGAGCCAGGAGTTCGCTGTACTGCACCTCGGGAAGATCCCGCGTGTGGATCTCAAGAAGGCGCCAAGCCTTCCCTGGGGGCTTGGTGGCGGCGACCTCAGGCCCCCCGAGAACCTCGGCCAAGGGGGATAGATTGTCGTCAAAGAGGCCCAGGTATTTTACCGTCAAACAACAGTTGAACTCCTGCCCCTTGCGAGCCAGGGACGGTGACGGTGATGTGAAATCGAGATTCTCCTTAGTGTACTTATCGATTTCTCGATTCACCAGAGAACAGCTGTCAATTTGATTTATTGGTTTGCTTGCCTCATCCTTGTTAGTTTCAGGAGTATCCAAGCTCAGGTCAAGGCCGGAGATGTCGTTGATGAGGTTTGTGACCCCCATCCAACCATGCCGCAGGAAGGAACCAAATCCCACCTCGGCACCGTCATATCCACGCTCCAGCTTCTCCCGAAGGTCCCACAGCTCCCACATGGGGGTACATGTGGGATTCCATGCGACCAGAACCTCCCAGGTTTCCTCCAGCGTCAGGCCCAGACCCTTGCACAGGACGATGACCCGGAAGGTCTTGGTGCCGCCCAGCCGACCCTCCACCGCGCCGCCCATCGAAGCAGCCCGCCGCTTGGCCTCCGTGATCCTCTTGGCGGAGGAGGAAGACGCCACCAGTTCGGGGTGGCTCTTGGTGTTGATCTCGCCCAGGTGCTGTTGGCGGCGGCGAACCTCAGCCGCCACTTCGTCAGCCTTGGCCTTCAGAGCTTCCTTCTCCGCCTCCATGCGAAAGATCCCGTCCTCAGACTCTGAGAGGTCGATGACCCTCCCCGTATGCTGAGCAATCCTGGCGTGAGCAAGACGTTCGGCGTCCAGGACCCTCACGCTGTATTCGAGCTGGATTCCTCGCTCAGAGATTGGGTCCAAGCAGCGCCAGCGGGGGCCGTTCTCTTCGATCTCCAGGACCTCCGCGAACTTCCTGCGGATCCAGAGCCCGTGGTGCTTGTGGTCCAAATAGCTATGCCCCTTCGTAGGGAACCGCAGCTTCCAGTTCTGCTTGCCGATGACGGGGAAGTGGGAGGAGGTCGTGTAGGCGAGGTGGCAACCGAGCCGCATCGCCAGCCCAAGGAACCGCTTCAGGTCCTTGTCATTTCGGATGGCGCAGATCATCTCCCCGGTGTCCTCGTCCGTGTACGAGTCCGCGTCGACGGTCAGTCCGTAGACCGCAATGGCGTTCCACTTGCGGGCATACTTGCGCTCGAGGAGAAGCGCATCGTAGTCCATGGGGCCCGAGTGCTTCTCTCCGATGCAGAGGTTCGACTTGATGAACTCGTGGCGTCCCTTGAGACCCGCGAACCACATGGGCTTAATCGAGCCCCAGTCTTGGCCGAACTTGCCATCCTCTTTCTTGGCCATGTTGCCCACGGCGCCAGGCCAGAGGCTTTCGTGAGTGGTCGGATGGGGAATCCTGGAGCGCACCCTCTCGGCGTGTTGGAGGTATGCCTCCCTCCAAACAGGATCATGAAGCTCGGGGCGCTTTGGCCGCTGGGCCTCTCGTTCGACCACCTGCCGGTGGTGGCGCGTCATTCGCTCCAACTCGGCCGGCGTCGGCAGATGGAGGAGGGGAGTGCCGGATACGATGAGCGTCGGAGCCCCCGACGCGCCGGTCTGGCTATCGGGCGTATTGTTGATAGAGGATGTGGACATCTGGTCTGTCTGCTTCCTGGTCGGCTCGGGGGTGATGACCCCGGGCCTTCCGCATTTCTGGGGTTCAAATCGGGGCTTGCAGATCGCAAGGCCCCAACAGGGGATCGGGTATTGGGGATTCGGCGGACCTATCGGCACTGCCGGCAATCGCCGGTGGTATCCGCCGAGGGGTCAGGGGTTTACTCGGTGGACCACCAGGGCGCCGAGGTTTCGGCTTCCGGTGAGGGTACGGGGTTGGTCTTCGGCGGCTTCTCGGGCTGCTTTTTCAGCGGCGGCATTCGCAACCAGCTGGGCCAGTTGCCGGGCTTGGGGACCGTTCCGGGGATGTAGTTGGAGGCTCCCATCAGAAACTCCGGCTCGTCATCAGCTTCCAGCTGAGATAGGGAGAGACAACCACCTCGTGCTCCCCATTGTCGGTGATGTTGCCCTTGATCTGCATCGCGCGTTCTCCGGGGACGAGACGCTTGATCAAGTCCCCCATAGCGGCCCACTTGCGAACAGTGGCCGGGTGGACGCCGAGGACGTAGGCCGCCTGCTGGACGGTGAGCCAGGTGGTGGTCTTGGGCTTCTTCTTGAAGGTGGTCATGGTCTCGGGTCCTTTCGATCAATTGGTGGAGGGAAACTTGATCTCCCGAAGGGTCTCGATTCGGCCTTCCTCGCGGAGCCGCTCATCGCGGTGCTGACAGACGCTGCAGGAGAAGACGAGGGCGAGGGTGAGGAAGACTCCGATGAGAAAGCCTTTGGCTCCGGCGTCGTTGATGGCGTTGTTGATGTCGTTCATTGGGTTCCTTCTCAGGTGTTCGAGGTGGAGGTCGAAGCGAGCCACTGCTGGAGTTGCTCGGGGGTGAATCGGAGGGCGCGGCCATCGGGTCGGGAGGCCTGGAGGCGCCCTTCCTTGACGGCTTTCCGGAGGGTGGTGTGGTGCATCCTCAAGGCCTCGGAGGCCTCGAGGATGGTCATGAAGGGAGGAAGGGGGGTGGTCATGGTGGGTCCTATACGCCGGGGCTTTGGTTGCTTCGCGGGGGCCTCGCGTCTACTTGGGGTCGGCTATGAGGCAGGTAGCGAAATCCTTAGTGCAAAAACTCCAGAAGACCAGCAGCATGGGTGCTTCTTGCCGCTTACGTCAGATCTTGGTAGGCCGCCCGAAGCCGGGCAAGCTCCGACCAAGGAACATCATCGCTATCCCAAAGGTCCCCTTGAACCGGGTCCGGATATCTCCGAACCCTGATGCTGGGGTCCACGCCCGAACCCGGGCTCCAAGCCAAACCATCGCCCGGACCCCCACCAAGCCCGCTTCCCGAGCCCAAGTAGATGGGCGGCGGCGCCGTCTTGGCCGCCACGTACAAAACCGCCAGATACAAGGCACCATCGACAAGGCCGGCTTCCCGGACTCGGCGCTTGGCTTGAACGCAGACCAGGGGAGTAACGCTGGCACCCCAGTACATGGCCGCTTCATCACCGGCGAGCGCCGACGTGCAGCTGATGCGCAGGTCCCTGAGATAGTCCGGGTCGGCACCTTCATCGAGGAGGAGCTGGGCTTCTTCGCGGACATCCTTGGAGATGGCGAGATGCCGGAGCATCACCGCTTGCTCGCGCTCTTCGGGGCTGAGGGGAACTCGAGCTTGCTGGTGATGAGATCGGCGGCGAGGTGGCACCTGGGTTGCTACCGGCCGACCCTGTAAACCTGTCCCGGCGGCCTATGATGGGAGGTGAACAGTAGCCAGCCCTCACGCCCGCGCCGGAGCACAAGCTCTGGTGGAGCCGTGGGGTCTGGACAGGATCGCGCCGAACAGTGTGACCCCTCACAGGCGTCGGGCGCGCACCCGGAGCTGCTCACGGCCGACGAAGCAGCGGCCTACCTGCGGATCTCGGCGAAGACCTTGGCCAATTGGCGATCGAGTTCGAAAGGGCCGGCATGGAGGAAGCACGGCGGGAGGGTTGTGTACCCGTGGGCAGGCGTGGTGGAGTGGTCGACGGAGAACACGGGGCTTTGCCAGCAAGGCAAACCAAGAGTGACCGTGACAACTCGGGTCTACAAGCGAGACCCAACCCGTACGCAGGTCGACATCATGATCAGCCACCCCGCCACAGGAGAAGTCGTCCGCAGGAGGCTCGTAGCGCCTGCTGGCCACGATCCCGTGGCCGCGAAAGCATGGGGCGAAAGGAAGGTGAAGGAGATCCTCAAGGATTTGTTCCTCGCGCAGGCGAAGCCCGCGGTGGAGCACGTCGAGACACGCGAACATCAGATCGAAAGACCAACGAAGCAGGTCCCGACGCTCGGAGAGTTGTGGGACCAGTACGCTGCGAACATCCCCACGAAGAAGGAAAGCCAACGACGAACAAAACGACGACACTGGACCGCCCTCCGGGCAATCGCAGAGCATGTGCGCTGCGATTCCTGGACGTACCGGGAGAACCAGAAGCTTACCGAGCGCTTCTTGAAGCAGAGCGCTGGCTATCACAACGGATGTGTCATCCTCCTGCGGATCCTGTTTCGCATGGCGGTGGCTGCAAAGTACCTCGCCGAGGTCCCCCAGTTGCCACGTCGGCAACTGGAGAGCACCGTGCTCGACCTGGCACACGGCCCTGATGACATCGCCAGCCTCCTCGCGGCCGCGAGGAAGGTGGGTGCCGAGTGGGGGGAGAACCTCGAACTGCTGATCCTGTTGGGGCTCGACGGGGGTCTCAGGCCTGGCGAAGTCGCCGGGCTTCGCTGGAAGGACGTCGACTGGCGCGAGAACCAGATCATTGTCCGGAACCAGCGCCCACTCGCAGGGGCATCCGACTGCGCGGTGAAGACCGGAGAGGCAGGGCGGATTGACCTCCCGCGCCGACTCCGGCTCGCGCTCGAGGTTCATCGTGAATCGAGCTCGAGCCCGTACGTGATCACCAACGGGGAAGGCGAGCCGCTCTACACCAGCCGGATCTCGACCCGGGTGGAGCGGGTCCACAAGGCCGCAGGCCTTGATCCCAAAGGAGCGCACTTTCTTCGCCACTGTGCGGCATCGCGCATCTTCGCGGCATCAGGTGGGTCTGTCTCGGCGGCCCAAGCGCATCTCAGGCACAAGCTGGCCAGTACCACGGAACGGTATCTCCACGCGGTTCGTGGGACATCTGCGGGGAAGGAGGCGGCCGCGCTCCTCGACCGGCTCGAGGAAACTGGCAACGGACTGGCAACGGACTGGCAACGGAGTGACGGAGTGTGACGGCGGGAGTAAAACCGAACCTGCACGCGCAGCGCGCGGAGGAGACCAAGACCATGCGATACGACCGCCCGAACAGCGAAGGCTCCAAGCTCCAGTACAAGGCCCGGTAT